CTATATGTTACATTAGTAACTCCACCCCCACCAGTTGTGCCTGAAAATTCGTATACTTCATTGAAATTATTATTTATTTTAATAAATGAATTTCTTAAATTGTCGCCAGTTCCATCATTTGGAGATGATCCAATATTAATTAGTTGTTTGCTCATTTTTTATTTATTATTTTTTATTATATATAAAAAAATAATAAATAAAAAAAGTAGATTTTAAAAAATCTACTTTTTTTATAATATTGAAAATATTTATTTTCTTTTAAATCTACTCTTTATTCTATAAATTATATTTGGTTTATTCCTATATTCTGGTTTATATTTATTCATATCTATAATGTTATTAAAATCTAAAAAAATATCATCTTTCATTACCTCAATATTAAATTTGTAAATTTTAATTTGAATTAATACACAAGATAATTGAATGATTATAAATATCCATGCGATTAATCTTAATGTATTATTATTTGTAATCGCTGCAATAATATTAAATATAATTGATATTATACAACAAAAATAATTAATTAAAACATAAGTAGGCTGTTTTTTTATAAAAACTAAAATTTTCTTCATAATCTTATTTATTTTTACAAATATACTAATTAAATTTCATATAAAAAAATAAAAGATAGATAATTTATTATCTATCTTAATTTTGTTGATTCTTTATGATCAACTATGCTTTCTTGGCTTAAAAAAAGTTTATATTGGCAAATTAATAATATTAATTTATATAACTATTTTAATTATAAGTTGAATTTATTTGAATTTATTAAATATTCTAAATCTTCTTTTTTTTTCAGAATAATCAAATATTGATTTATAATAAAATTGTTTTATGTAAAAGAAACCATTGGAAAGTGTATACTTTTTAATTGTACTTTATTGTTTTTGTATATAATTACCATCTTTAGTCTTTTTGAAAAATGTTTCAATTTCATATGGAATATTATCATATCTAATATATATATTGTTTTTGTACCATAATCAATATTAATATTAATATTAATATTAATATTATCTATAATTCCTATAGTATTTTCTATAAAATATTTTAATTTTGTTAATAAATCATGACTACCACCATAATCATAATTATAACTACCTACTACATAATCGCCTACTTTATATTAAAATATTATTTTATTTATTTTATTATTTATTTTATAATTAATAAATCCAGTAACAATAATAGTAGATATAATATTTGATAACGTAGATGTTGTTGTTGTCAATCCAGATAATTCAGTTGTTGATGTTGTTGTCAATCCAGATAATTCAGTTGTTGATGTTGTTGTCAATCCAGATAATTCAGTTGTTGATGTTGTTGTTGTCAATCCAGATAATTCAGTTGTTGATGTTGTTGTCAATCCAGATAATTCAGTTGTTGATGTTGTTGTTGTCAATCCAGATAATTCAGTTGTTGATGTTGTTGTTGTCAATCCAGTTATATAATCAATAGAAACCGCAGCAGCTATAAATTGATATGTATCTCCTGTATTTGTTAATATAGGTTTTTTATCGTTGTATGTTTTTACTGCTATTGCGATATCTGCAGGATTAACTGTATTACCAGATGCAATTAATGATAAAATATTATTTTTTGCTAATGTATCTCCACTATTTGTGCTGGATAATATTTTTTTCTGATCTTCTGTTGGAAATACTCTATCTTTTGGTATCCAAACTCCTTCGCTTAATGATATTAAATTTGTCATATGATTATTTTTATTTCTATATATAAAATTATAATTATAAATAAAATATAAATAAAAAATTCTTAGTTAAAAATATTTAACTGAGTCTTTTTATTTTATGCATTTGCATCAACTATTGTCATTTTATCATATATGAGCCTTTTAGATGCATCTGAGGCAATAAATAATTCCTTGCTATAATTATTATATACATAATTTGCGGAAGTAAAATCTATACCAGAAAAACCATCACAAATAGTGTTCATTGTAAAATTACTTGCAATTGTGTTCATTGTAAAATTACTTCCAATTAAATTACTTTGAAAACTACTTCCAATAGAATTATAATAAAAATTACTTCCAATTGAGTTAATAGAAAAATTACTTCCAATTGAGTTAATATTAAAATTACTTCCAATGGTGTTAGGACCAAAATTACTTCCAATTGAATTATCATTAAAACTACTTCCAATTGAATTATTTTGAAAATTACTTCCAATTGAATTACTTTGAAAATTACTTCCAATTGAATTATTATTAAAACTACTTCCAATTGAATTACTTAGAAAACTACTTCCAATTGAATTATTATTAAAATTACTTCCAATTGAGTTACTATTAAAATAACTTCCAATTAAATTATAATAAATATTACTTCCAATTGAATTATTTTGAAAATTACTTCCAATTGAATTAATTTGAAAATAACTTCCAATTGAATTATTATTAAAATTACTTCCAATTGAGTTACTATTAAAATAACTTCCGAAAATAACATTATTAAAACCAGTCATTAAATCAGTATCAGATAAATCTAGAATTTCGATTATATTTGAATATGATGTATCATAATAAGACCAATCACTCCACATATTATAATCAGTATATCCAGTTGAGCATAATATTTGAGTATTTCCAATATTCCAAGATTCCGATGATGTACTAACATAACTCAAATTATTCCATTCAAATAATTTCCACACATTTTCATTATCAGTAGATGGATTAACATTAATTACATTATTAGATAAACAAACATATATAACTGTATTATCTGTTGTAACTACATTATTTTGATTATATGTTGTTACAGAATCCCATATATTAGTTACATCAATCTGCCATCTACGAAACTTAACGTTTCTAAAATCAAATGGTATATCATTATTTTGTAATGTATCAATTCTTCTATAAATATAGCCTTTTGTACATCCAGGAACGTTATCTTGATTGTTATTCCAATCGTAATAAATAACATCTTGATTCCATAATGAAGAATATGATTCTGGCTTTAAAGTATTAGTTGAACTTGCAGTTACTAATAAAGGTTCTATAGGACCAGTATATAAATAATCATAAACATCTGTTCCATAATCCCATACGTTAGGTGTAGTGTTTGTAGCGAAAAATGGAACTCCGTCTGCTACATAACCTACATTACTAAAGTCATCTCCTGATGTCAATGTAGGTATTGTATATTGAATGCCTATTTGTAACGTACCGTCACTATACGAATTTTGGTTTGCGTTAGGTATAACATGAACCGTTTGGTAATCTGTAATTAAATATAATTCTCCATTTGTTAATCCGCTATTATTGATTAATGTTGTTAAACCACTATATGTTACATTAGTAACTCCACCCCCACCAGTTGTGCCTGAAAATTCGTATACTTCATTGAAATTATTATTTATTTTAATAAATGAATTTCTTAAATTGTCGCCAGTTCCATCATTTGGAGATGTTCCAATATTAATTAGTTGTTTGCTCATTTTTATTTATTATTTTTATTATTTTTATTATTATTTTTATTATAAATAAAATTATAATTATAAATAAATTAATATAAAAAATATTTATATTAAAATTATTTTATGCTATTTTTAACCTGCTGGTATTTAATATACTATTTTTAAAGAACCTGTTGTTGTATATAACTGTCCAACTGTTAATCCAGATGAAATTGCAGTAGCATTATCAGGATATTCAATCAAGGACTTAAAATCAACTGCGTTTACATAAATCATTTCTGATAAAATAGGTTGAATATGAGTAGGATCAGGTATAATGTAAGGTGAATTTACCTCCCTAGTTGATTTTAAAATATTCCCTGCTATTGAATTTGTCTCGTTAATATAGTTAATTAAATCAGAAATATCAGAACTTTGAGGTACTGAAAAAGTACTACCAGTCATAATAAAACCTCTTGAATCTGGTATAACGTGAAAGTTATAAAGTAATCCATATATTTTTTCTGGTATTATAGTTGGCATACCGTCAAACGATTGAAATACATAACGACCCTGTCCATCATCATCACCAAAAGTTAATATAGAATCTCCATTTGAATAAAATTTAGTGTATAAATTTTCTCTTAACCATATTTTATTATTAATTTTAGTTCCAGAATAAATGTGTCCTTCATAATCAGAATACGCATCATTTATAATTGTTCCATCTGTTAATAATAATTCATCTATAGTAGCATCTCTTAACAATCTAATGGAATACCCTCCAAATTTTCCATGATTATTAGTTAAATACATTGAAGTATATGAAGCATATAATGAATACCTTGTTGCAGTAGTACTATCTTGTTCAGTAGAAGTCCAAAAAAAACCTCCTCCTCCAATTATATTTGTTGGACCAGTACCAAAACTTCCATCAGCATTACTATAACCATTACCAAATAATGATAAATTAAAATTATCAGTACCATAGACAGAAGGGTTACCACTATCATTCCATCTTGGATGTACAGTGGTAGCAGCTGTAAAACCAGTTGCATTTTCCCATGTTTTACCACTATTAACCCAATCTTCACTTGCTAATTGTATATTTATCATAATTAGTTTATTTTTTATATTATATATAAAAAATATCATTCATTTTTTATTAAAAAATAAACAATATACTCATTATAAATAAAAATATTTTTAAATCAGATGAATATATTATTATATATAGTGATATGAATGGAATATATAAACCACCAAGAGTAGGAGTGAATCAATATGGTAATAATGTATCTACTATTAAACAACCAATAGATTTTAAATATCTAATAAATCTAAATATTAATAGTATTATAAATTTTGATAATGGTACAGATGAATTGAAAGATAACGGAGCAATAATACTACCAAGACACTATCATATATTTGTTGGAACTAAAGATGATGAACTAAAACTTAAACCATACGAATATGACCAATATAGAATTGTAGTAACTACCCATAAAGATATTATAATGAGTATAGATTCTTTAGGATAATCATAGTCATAAAAAATGGTATGAAATAATCACCTTTATAGGGTTTATATTGCATACCATTTTTATATAGATAATTATATTTTTATAAACTGAAACAGTCATCGAAATCATCTAACTCATCAATATCTATTTCGTCACAACCATTATTCTTATCAATACTATTATTCTTATCAATACTATTATAATAAAAATCTTCAGCATTACTATCTGATATATCAAATAAATCACCATCAAATGAATCACCACAAAAATCTAACTCTATTTTTTTAGTTAGTTGCATTGGTATCATAGTTGAAGTAGAATTAGTAACAGAACCTTGTTCTTGTATTTCTTCTAACTTTCTTCTACGAATATATTGCTCCAAACTCTTAATATCAATAAAAGCTAAAATATCATCTATGTCAATATTTACATTTAATTTCATATGTTTAATTTTTTATTCTTTATTTTAATCCTAAAAAGCTATCACTTTACATGATAGCTTTTATCCCTGGCGAGGAAGTTATATGATTATCCAAAGGTTTCATATAACCGTTATTAATTTGAAACACAATTTTTTAAATTATTCTCTCTAATATCATCAATAGAATTTTGATAATCTTTTAATTTGCTATCAAATTTATTATACAACTCTATAAGATGTTCATCTTCAATGTTATCACGTTTTAAAGTATTAAACGCTTTTCCAATATCATCTCTGGCTTCAGTTAATAACAAAATTTCTTTCTCTAATAATTCAATTGTTTCTGTCATGTGTATTATATATAATGTAAATAAAAAAGTTTTTAAATACTAGTTAATAATATTTAATTTTTGATATTTTATTAATTCTTCATATACTGTCAATATTCAAATCATATAATGCAAAATTTTTTAAGGTGCTATTGAATATACTATTTTTAAAGAACCTGTTGTTGTATATAACTGTCCAGCTGTTAATCCAGCTGAAATTGCAGTCGCATTATCAGGATATTCAACCAAAGACTTAAAATCAACTGCGTTTACATAAATCATTTTTGATAAAATAGGCTCAATATGAGTAAGATCAGTTACTGTTACAATGTCATAAACATTACTTTCGTCGTTATTGTAAGCGCAAACTGCCCCTACCGTGCCGCTAAAATCTGAAAGGATAGGATCACCATTTTGATAATGAGTTACTGCAAGGTTTTGTTGTAACCATACTTGTGTTCCAATTGTTACTGAGTGATAGGTATCTCCATCAATTATTATATCTCCTTCATTAGTTGAGTTATCTTTAATTAGGCGAATAGAATAACCTTCTTGCATTGAACCTCCTTGATTATTTGAGACATTTAAAACTTCTGCCCATGGCTGTCCTTCGTTTACTCTAAATATAGGAACTTCTGTATTATCTCCAATTAAAAATGAATTACTTGATGTTTGATAAAATCCCTGTGAATTAATACTAATGGAGAAATGAGTAGAGGGAACTACCATTCTTCCACCTGAAAATAAATCAAATTGATATATATTACTACCTGTATTATTTAATTTATCACCTGCCGTACCTAAACTCCCAACTTCGACAAAATCAATTAAAGTTTGCCATTCAGTCTGACTTGGTACGTGCCACCCAATAGGAGCAATACCTCTTGGATCTGTTGCAGCATACCAATTATAAAGTCTACCGTATTTAATAGATTTTACTGTATTAACAACATTTTCCCATGTTTTACCACTATTAACCCAATCTTCACTTGCTAATTGTATATTTGTCATTTAAAATATTATTTTTTTATTATATATTAATTATTAAAAATATAAAAATGATAACTAATAATTTTGATATAAAAGTTTTATTATTTAAATTATTTTTTGTACCTTTGTTGATTAAATAATATAATATGACTAACGAAGAATTAAGCGATTGGTTTTTAACTAAATTAAATTTATGCTATCAAATTATTAGTGATAAATTTCCTAATAGAATATTTTGGATTTATGATTATCAATATATTAGGAAAAATAAATTGTGTGAGTTAAATAATAAAAAAATAACCGCACCTACTAAAATTAAAGGACATTGTTTATTCGAACAAGACACAAAAAATAAAGTTTTATTTTGTGATTATTATGAAATATGGTCATTTTATTCAAAAAATTATATTACTAATAATTTCCTTTCTATTCGATCATATCTTGAGCATATATTGGACTCTAATATCGATTTACACGAATATAAAGTTGATATTATTACAGGAATAGATATTTTAAAAATATGTTCTGAAATTGAACTTAAAATGTACTATGAATAAAGAACAAATGAGTAGCTGGTTTATTAATAAACTTAATTCTTGTTATCCCGTTAAACACGAAGATATACCTGATTCTATTTTTTGGATGAATGATGATAAAATTATACGCAAAATAAAATTGTGTAAACTAAATAATCAAAAAATAAATAATATTAAAGTTAAAGGTAAATGCTTATTCGAACAAAATATTAAATATAGATTATTTATATGTGATTATAATGAAATATGGAAAGTACTTGAAAATAACTACTCTTCTTATTATAATAATATTCAATATTTTGTATCTGATATAATAAATAATGAAAATAATGTATATACTGTAATGTCACAATCGTTAACATCTATATTATTTGTAGATAAATCAAAATTAAAATATGACGCCTATTAGCAAAATCTAACTGGAAAGTATTGTTTTAAAAATAATAATTTTAAATTGTATGAATACAAATCAAACAAAAAATTGACTAATTAATCAATTAAATTTATGCTACATATTGAAAAATTTAAAAAATACTGATATATTATTTTTGATTTATGATGATAAATTTATTAGAACCCTTAAAAAATACGATAGTGATTGTATTTATAAATTTGATGAATATCTTTCTTTTTTTTAATTTAACAGATTATTTAAAAAATCCTATATATTAAACACAATACTATTGAATACTAACTTAACTAATAAAAAATAATTTATGACTAAAAATATGAATAACGAAGAATTAAGCTATTGGTTTATAAATAAAATATCATCTTGCTATCCTGTCAAACCTATTATAAATAATAAATATATATTCTGGTACTACGATGACCAATTTATTAGAAAAATTAAAATTGGTAAAATAAATAAACAAAAAGTAAATAATCCTAAAGAAATTAATGGTTTTTGTTTATTCGAACAAGATATCATAAATAAAGAAATATGCTTTGACTATAATGAAATCTGGTCAGTTTTTTATGAAAATTATTCAAATAACTTTGAAGATATTCAATTCCTTATGATTGATGCATTAAAATCAACAGAATTTAAATCATTCACACCAGTTAAATATATGAGTATGAGTATGAGCGTGCTTACAAAAAAAGAAAAAAATCAAATTAAAACAAAAATAAAAATTATATTATCTAAAAATCAATTAAAACAAAAATTAAAATTAAAAGAAAAAAAGAAAAAAAATATGTTAATATTACCATCATATTATTTTAAATTCACTAAATTAAAATTATCACAATACATGTTTAGCGAATTCGCTGAAGTAGGAGTAGATCAAGAAAATTATTCAGAAATTTATATACCTAATTAAAATTATAAATCATTAATTATTAAATATTAAATACAATACTATTGAAGACGCATTCCTAATTATAAATTTAAAATATATGAGATATGAACAAAGATGATGTATCAAAATTATTCATTAATAAATTTAACTCCTGCTATCCAATTAAAACAGATTATAATCCTAATTTAATTTTATGGATATACGACGAAAATTTTATCAGAAAACTTAAATTGTGTAAAGTAAATAATCAAGAAATAACAATTCCTAATTTAAATATTGTTAAAAATGTACTTTGCTTATTTGTTCAAAATACAAAATCTAAAATTCTGTATATAGACTATAATACGTGGATAACATTTGAAAATAATATTAATATTTATGACTATGATATAATTTCTGATATAATTACACCTGATATATTAAAAAAACAATTACCTGATTATAAATATAAAAATGTACTTCCTTATAATATTCTCTCAGAAATAACATCCCAAAAAAATGATATTAATTTATCAGTATATACATCATATTTCTTTTTACATTTCGAATATCTAAATATTACTTATAATGAAACTATATGAAAAAAGAAGAATTAGCAAACTGGTTTTGGAATAAATTTAATTCATGCTATCCTGTTACTCATGATGATTATAAAAACTCAATTTTCTGGTTTTATGAACAAAATTATATCAGAAAGATTAAATTATGTAAATTAAATAATCAAGAAATTACTATACCAGATAAAGTAAAAGGAATATGTTTATTCCAACAAGATTTAAAAAGAGATTGTTTATGGTGTGATTATATGGATATTTGGTCATTTTTTGAACAAAATTATAACACTAACTATGATGATATTCAATCACTTATAAAGGATATACTATCAGACACTATTAAATTAAATGTATATACACCTAAATTATTTATATTAATTGACAATAAGCTACTATCAGACACCACTAAATTAAATGTATATACACCTTATTTGGCTTATAACGAGACTTTAAACAAACTATCAGATACTACCAAATTAAATGTATACAAATAAACTATATGACAAAAGAAGAATTAACAATTTGGTTCTGTAATAAATTTAATTCATGCTATCCTGTTACTCATGATAATTATCCAGAAAGTATATTCTGGTTTTATGAACAAAATTATATCAGAAAGATTAAATTATGTAAATTAAATAATCAAGAAATTACTATACCAGATAAAGTAAAAGGAATATGTTTATTCGAACAGGATTTAAAAAATCAATATTTATGGTGTGATTATATGGATATTTGGTCATTTTTTGAACAAAATTATAACACTAACTATGATGATATTCAATCACTTATAACGTATATACTGTCAGACACCACTAAATTAAATGTGTATGCACCAAAACCATATAGCGGATTCTATACTCAGGAACTGTCAGACACCACTAAATTAAATGTGTATGCACCGGAACCTAGTACATCCCTTTTTTCTGGAAGACTGTCAGACACCACTAAATTAAATGTGTATGCACCTATCTCTATGAGGAATAAAGAACCTAAAATACTGTCAGACACCACTAAATTAAATGTGTATGCACCTCGGAAAAGAATTTTCCCATCTCCATCTCAATATCAACTATCAGACACCACTAAATTAAATGTATATAAATATTCTAAGTTATCTGATAACTTATATAATTAAGCCAATTCTTTATTAGAATAATCTAATGATATTTTTATTAAAATAATCTGATGCTATTCTTTCAATGTATTTTATATATTTCATATTATATGTTTTTGTTAATATCTCCTATAAGAATTTTATATACTATTATCATATCATTATCACTTACAGTATCTTTATATTTATTAACTATATTTATTAACCTATTTTTTAATTTTGCTTCATCTACTGATAAATTTACTGTCGAATAATTTTGTTCTACAATAACATCATTTAAAATGTTTCTTAACATTTCATGATTAGAAAATTTTTGTGCTGATTTATACTTATTGAAATCATTAATAAATTCATCTAATTCTTTTTCAAAATCACTTGTTTCATTACCTGTGTACCAACTTTTAAATTCTATGATAAAGTTATCAAAATATTTTAATTTTTTCATAGTTTTTTATTCTTATATATTAAATTGATTAGCATAATATTTTATAGGATTATTTATTTTTAACCATTCATTATACCATAACCTATATCCTTCTATATCACGATAAGGTAATTTATTACCACTACAATTTAATTCGACTACTGAATCAGGTAATTCAGGTAACTCACCCAAATCATTATCACTACAATTTAATTCTTCTAATGTATCAGGAATTTTCGGTAAAAATTTTAAGTTATTATCTGAACAGTCTAAAAACTCTAATTTATTAGGTAAATCAGGTAATTCATATAATTCATTTCCTATGCAGTATAATTCTATTAATGATTTAGGTAATATAGGTAATTTTTTTAATGTATTATTTGAACAATGCAAATCTATTAAAGTATCTGGCAATTTTCCTAATATATATAAATCATCTTCACAACAAGATAAATATTCTAATTTATCTGGCAATTTAGGTAATTTTCCTAATACATTATTCGAACATGCTAATTTTTTTAATGTATTCGGTAATTTAGGTAAAGAAAGTAATATATTATCCCAGCAATATAACTCTATTAAATTTTTTGGTAACTCTGGTAACTTTCTTAAATTATTCGAATGACAAGATAATATAGTTAGTGTAACTGCTAACTCAGGTAATTCATATAAATCTTGTTCTGATAAATCTAATTTTGTTATTGCATTTTCAAAGTATTTAATATATTTCATACTATTTTTTATAATATATATTAAAAATTAAATTATAAAAAAAGAAGAACCTATTGTCCTTCTTTTAAATTAAAATATTCATTTTTTATAGCTATACATTCCTTTCTCATTATTATAACGAGAAGTACTATTTAAATTTTTCCATGTCAAATTTTTTGCGTAAATTTCTAATTTCACATTTTTTTATTTTTTTTTATATATTGAAATTTTTAGCTGCTCTTACTATCTCAAATGTTCCATTTTTTACTTGCTTAATATATATACTAAGATCTTTTTTTAAATCTTTTAATAACTGTAATATTTCTCTATAAATTTTTTTATCATCACTATCACTCATTTCATCCTTTATTTCAATTATCCTATCCTTTAAATCAATAATATCCCAATCATATGTAACTATAAAATTATAATCACGAGTTAAACATATCCTATATATTTCTCCTCCTTGATAAGGGTCTTGATATTCCTCTAAAACTTCTATATCATCATAAATAGAATCTAAAGGAAGATCTTCTATAGAATCTACACCTAAATCATCACTAGTTAATATTAATCCTTTATTCAATTTATTCTCATATAATTTAAATGCTGTTATCATTTACTTCTGATTTTTTATTGTAATGCTATATATTAATTAAAATATCTTATTTTTTTTATACTTCCCATTTTCATTATTGTAATGCTATATATTAATTAAAATATCTTATTTTTTATTATTACATATTAAAGTTACCAATATCATGTAATACTTCCCATTCATTATATAACTCTGGAAAATCTTTTTTAATTATTTTTTTATTTTCATCAGTTAATAAATCAAATGGATAATTATCAGAGAATATTTTTAGCATAAATTTATTTTTATTTTTATCAGATAATAAATCAATTTGAGTTTTTCCAATTTCTATATTAGGAACTTTCAATATTTTTTCTATGAATCCTATAATATTAGTTTTACAAGCTATTAATATCGCTGTTATACCAATAGAATTCGAATTATTTATAGTTTCTTGATGCTCTTTAGAATTTAATATATTATTAACAATACCTTGATATTTTGATACTATATCATAATCAAAATATTTTGATATTTCAAGTTTTTTTGCTAAGTTTTTTACACAATCTAAATTCAAAGAGGCTTGTGATTTTTTATTTTTAAATCTATAAATTATTTTTTTTGTATTTTTATCTAATTCATAATATTGATTAAATGTATATAATAATTTCATCAAAATAGTATTATCAATAATAGTATTATCAATATCATTTTCTTTTTCATTAAAGTTATCAGCCTGATAAATACCAATATTATATGGATCGAAAATATAATAAAAGAAATTTGATATATCTTTCTTTATACTATTCCAATCTATTTCTTTACGATTATTATCTTCTTTATCATATTCATTTATATTAAATAACATAATATCTAAATTAATACAACCATTAGAACAAGTTGGAAATCTATCAAACTCATAACCATGCGTATTGCAATCTCTATCATCACTAAATTCTATATGCATTTTAATACCTAAATATATAATATCAAATTCTGCAGCTTTTAAATAAGTATGCAATGTATACTTTGTTCTATAATCATTATACTTTGTTCTATAATCATTATATTTATATTTAATTGTATTATTTTTATATGCATCATCAATACTTGTTGTTGATATATAATTTTTTAATTTATCTGATATTAAATCTACTAAACCGTCTACTTTGTTATTGTTAAGCGTATTAAACTCTTCAAATAATTTTATACTTTTCATAATTTTATTTTTTTTGTAATGCTATATATTAATTAAAATATCTTATTTTTTTATACGAATATTAATGCTATGTAAAATAACCTAACTATTAAAGACGCGTCACTAAATAAAAATATCTGGTGAAAATCCTTAAAAATTTTTCCCGAAAAAATTTTTTAAATTTGATTCCTAACTAATTTATACAGTATATTAAACTATATCCAAAATTTTGAAATATATCTATAAAAAAACTCACAAAATACTCTAAAAATTTTTCCAAAAAAAAAATTGAAATTCAAAATATATGACAAAATTACTTAAAAATTTTTCCAAAAAAAAAAATTCAAACTCAAATTTATTATAAATTTATTCTGAGTAAAATACTCTAAAAATTTTTCCAAAAAAAAAAATTCAAATTTGATATAATAATTCTTAAAAAAAAATTCAAACTTGATATAACAATTCATGAGAAATTTTTTCCAAAAAAAAAATTCAAACTTGATATAACAATTCATGAGAAATTTCATGGGATTAAATGTTAACAAATATTAACAATTTTCGCCATGGCTGCCCTATACCTGTCTATACACCCTATACACGCAAGTCGTTCAACACCATCTCCAAGTCTACTACACAAGTGTTCATGAACATCCGACTGAAGTGTTCATTCGTGTTAACACTTAGTAAGTAGTCATAGACTTTTGCGCGTCATGTTCTCCGACAAATGTTCATGAACTTCTTCGCTCCCTCTCTTCATGAACAATCTCGTGAAGAAGTCTATAAAAATTCACAATAGTTCTCTCATAGCTATCAGATACCTTAGCAGCACTAATTTATATTGATACCAGATACCATCCAGTGGGTAGCACCCCAGTAGTGCCCACATCATGGTGAATAGTACTCATATCACAAGGTAGATATAAGTATATCATAGTAATAACTATTCATAGTATTATAATCAATGACATCAGTATAGTTATATGTATAAACTTATGAGTATAATAATCTACTGTATAGTATATGTATATACATATAAAGATATACTGTGTAGTGTATAGATAATAATACTATGAGTAGTGTAGATGTTAGTGTAGTGATCAATCAGTCTATGTGTATAGAAAATGTCTATGACATTTGTGTGGACGTGTTGTCCTTATGATTGTCCTTATGATTGTCCTTATGATATGTTAAGGTAAATGTCTATGACATTTGTGTGGACGTGTTGTCCTTATGATTGTCCTTATGATTGTCCTTATGATTGTCCTTATGATTGTCCTTATGATTGTCCTTATGATTGTCCTTATGATTGTCCTTATGATTGTCCTTATGATTGTCCTTATGATATGTTAAGGTAAATGTTTATGACATTTGCATGTAAGTATTGTCCTTATGATTGTCCTTATGATATGTTAAGGTAAATGTCTATGACATTTATGTGGACACGTGTGTACATATATTAAGTTATATATAATGGTAAGCACACATATGTTATAATATGTGGTCGCATTGTTATTATTTATATGTTAAACTTCTTAGTGTTGTTAATTACTTCTGGATGATGTATGGATATACCTATCTATTTTAGAAGTGTTTAATATGTTTCATAGGTTAAATTTATTAGTCATTGAATTAAAGTACCATTCTTTATATCCATCAAGGTTACCATATGGTAAATAATTATCGTTACAATATAATGTTTTTAATGAGTCAGGTAATTTTGGTAGTTCAGTTAATTCTTTATTAGAATAGAATATGAAGTCTACTTTTTCGAAGTGTTTAATATATTTCATAGGTTAAATTTATTTGCATTCATTTCTATTTTTAATTCTCCGTTTTTAGCTTTTTTTATATAATCATTAAGCTTATTTTTTACTTCTAATATTATTTTTATACGATCTGTTATAATTTTTATTTCACCAGAATACATAGTACTACCAAATTGATTTTTTTGATTACCTTTTTCGTCATGATGATCAGGATTAAAATTCATTTTATAATATCTTTTCATACTACGTATCATAGAATCTAAATCAATAATTTCATTATCTTTTGCAACTATAAAATTATAATCAGGAGTTAACCATATTTTATATTGCCATTGTCCTATCTGTGTTCCCCCAAAATTTATACTTTGTGGATCAACATCAGATGTATATAATAATTTTAAATCATAATTTAAATCTGTTATTGTTTCAAATTTACTAAGTCCCAAATTTTTTTTAGTTAAAACTAATCCGTTATTTATATTTTTGTCATATATTTTATAACTCATTATTATATGTTCCATATCCATTGTACTTAATATATTTCGATATTTATAATATAATTTTTCAAGTGTTTTATATAAATTTAATTTTTCTGTAGATAAATTTGAAGTCGAATTATAATGATTTAATATATCATAAAAAAATGTTCTAACATCATTTATTATAGAATCTTCTTTTATAGTATGCTTAATATAGTTATTAGATAATTTTGATGAACTATTTGGTATATTTTTTGATTTTTCATAATTATTTATATCTTTATACTCATCTATTATTTTACATATTTCATATTCGAATTTTGTAATATCATTATTACTTTCATATATAAATTTAATAAAATCTTTAATTTTTCTCATATGATATATTATATTAATTATTTTTTTATTTATCTCACTATTAAAATTTATTACTCTTATATATTAATTATTTTTTTTATTTATCTCACTTAACATATAACAAAAAATGTGAACCTTATCAGTTCACATTTTTTATATTAATGTCAATATTAATTAGTCTCCTAAAACACTATGGTGAACATTACCAAAAATTAAATGTTTATGTGGTATTTATCTTTAGCTCCATATTCTCTTAATAAAAGCAAAATAGCTGCAGATCCTGATGACAAAGCATAATCAGTAGGAGTATAACCTTGTTCATCTTCTTCATTGACATCAGCACCAAGTTTAATTAAATCTTCTACTGCTTTTATATCTTGATGTTTAATTGCATCTATTAATTCAGTTGAACCATTTTCTGGGCCAGCACCAGATACTCTATTTTTATGATATTTATAATCATATTCTGAATCAGTATTAAAACCAGCAATGTTTTCTCTGTTTTTATAAGCATAATCATATTCTGAATCAGTATCAGTATTAAAATCTTCAAACGTTTTTAATTTTTTCATATTTTTAATTTTTTTTTTTTGTAATGTTATATATTAATTAAAATATATTATTTTTTATTTTTTTTTTGTAATGCTATATATTAATTAAAAAAATTCATTTTTTATTTACCGAACATTATTGTGGTGTATCAAATTTATTAACATTATAAGAATATAAGATTAATGGTACCAGAAGAAATTTAAATATTTAAAATGAGTAAACTCACTAACAAATTTAACATATAACAAAAAATGTGAACTGATAAGGTTCACATTTTTTATTTAATGTCAATATTAATTAGTCTCCTAAAACACTATGGTGAATATTACTAGAATAATGAGAATGTCCATAACCAGTATTAGCACCACCATCTATTAATAATTTCTTTATAGCAAAATAAGTATCATCATTAATATCGGTTAACCAATCAATAGCAGTTTTACCTTGTTTATCTTCTTCATCTACATAAGCGCCAAGTTTAATTAACTCTTTTACTGCTTCTATATCTTTATGTTTAACTGCATCTATTAATTCAGTTGAACCATTTTCTGGGCCAGCACCAGATACTCTATTTTTATGATATTTATAATCATATTCTGAATCAGTATCAGTATTAAAACCAGCAATGTTTTCTCTGTTTTTATAAGCATAATCATATTCTGAATCAGTATCAGTATTAAAATCTTCAAACGTTTTTAATTTTTTCATATTTTTAATTTTTTTTTTGTAATGTTATATATTAATTAAAAAAATTCATTTTTTAATTTTTTTTTTGTAATGCTATATATTAATTAAAAAAATTCATTTTTTATTTACCGAACATTACTGTGGTGACTTCAATAATTTAACAAAAATTAACTCAAATATATTAGGTAGAATGAATATAAAGCGTTATCTTTGTCTTGATAACATGGACGTAGGATCATGGAGCCCGAGAGCGGGGTAATACGTAAATGTTAAAAAACTTCTTATTACTTAATGTTAACTTAACAATATACAAATCATTAACAGTTATAGCAGGAAATTAGTATTATACATAATATGTTATTATGCGATTTATGTTAATACATTTATAAATCATTGATACATAGTTATTTAAAATTGAATAATTATATGCATTTTATATACCGTATTAACATCTATAATTATGCGTTAATACTGTATATTTCCTGTATATCATTGTAAGTATTTGATTTAAAAGGTGTTGTACATTTGTAAAGAGTTAAATACTTAACAAGTTTAAAAAGTGTAGGTTAAAACAGTTAAAGTTATAACATTTAAAAATATGTGTTAACATCTACGTAATGCCCCGCTTTGGAGAATATACTCCAGTCATTACACTGTCAATCACAATACAAAGATAATACTTTATATTGATTCTACCTAATAATATGTAGTTAAATATCATTAAATCTTTTATAAGTTAAGTATTGTTAATTTTAACATATCACCACAGTAATATTCGGTAAATAAATTTTAATATATATGAATAAAAAAAATATAATATGAGTGATATAATATATTTGGCAAGTGAAGAATGGGTGACTAATATAATTAGTGGATTAACTGGTCCTACTGGTTCTACTACTGGATTTGATGGTATTGGTACTCAATATTTAAGTGTATTTGGAAAAAGTGATCCTAACACAAATGGAATAGAATTACAGAATGTATATAATGTTGCAAAGGCTTTAGTGCCTACATTATATAATCAAGTTAATATAATTATATATCCTGGATATTATGGAATGTCTTCTAAGTTAATATTAGATACTCCGTATATAAATTTAATATCATCTACTGGAAATATAGATGTTGAAATAGGCTATGATGGTACTAGTGTAAATTCAGATTATATTACATTATATGGAATCAAATTTCAAGATGGTGGAATAACTATTAATGGAAGCTACCCAAATTTATATATTGAAAATTGTGATCTTTTTGAAGGAAATATATCAAATACAGGCAGAGAACTTTCAGGAACATTTAAAAATATTAGTGGAAATTCTAATTTGTTTAATGGCTATTCTAAATATTCTGGAATATTTGAAAATATAGATATGGTAGGTGGACCAATTTTTGGTGGAAGTAACGATGCAGAATTTTCTGGTATATTTAAAAATATAACGATTGGTGGGGGTGGATCGTTACAAGGAAATATATTCTCAGGTACTTTTAATAATATATCAATAATAAATAATGCGGAAGGATTTAATGGAACTCTTTTTTCTGGTACATTTAGCGATATATCTACTTATGTTGGTTTTTATGCCCCATATTGGTCTACTGGAACTACTGAATATAGTGGAACTTTTGATAATATAGTTGGGACTTCTTCTATTTTTATTTCTAGTTCTAATTATTCTGGTATATTTAAAAATATAAAATCTCCAGTTGCATTTGAATCTGGAAATTATACAGGTGAATTTTTTGATTGCATAATAGACAATGGATTTAATAGTAATAATTTAGGAGGACAATATTATAATTGTGTAACTCAAGGCGGATTTAATGGTACTATGTATGGTACGTGTTACAATTGTATTGGTAATTTTAGTAGTGTTCAATCAGGAGCAATATTATATAATTGTGTAGGTGCTGGTTCTATTAACGTACAATCAGGAGCAACATTATATAATTGTGTAGGTGTTAATTCTTTTAATGATGCAACATTATATAATTGTATTGATGGTAATGGTAAAATTATTGGTGGACCAACAATTAGTGGAGTTTATTATCAAGAAGTGACAGGTGTTACTTCAGTGACAGTTTCATTAGATTCACCATTAAATAATACTGGATATACTATAAATATAACACCAGCATCATTAGATTCAGCTATTCAATATTATATAACTAATTTAACATTGTCTAGTTTTGATATTATATATGTGAGTACTATAACTGGTATAATTTCATTTTATTGGATTATAAATAAGTCATAATTATTTAAAAAATGTAATTAAAAACTCAGTTAAAATTAATTAACTGAGTTTTTAATTTTAATATATAACTGCATGAAATATATTAAAGAATTTGAAAGTAATACTGATAAATATGTAATAGTAACAGATGGTAAAAGAGGATTAGCCGTAGCTATTGATTGTGAAAGTGATCTACAACCTTTTCGTTATATACCAGCTATTAATGGCCGTCCAGTTAAAACATATACATTAAAAGAAGCTAAAAAAGCAATATCTAAATTTATTATAGAATATAATAATACGTATAAATTTAGAATTATGCCAATAGATGATATCAATTTATTAATAAATGTAAATAAATTTAACCTATGAAATATATTAAAAAATTTGAAGATATATATTTAAGTGATAGTAAATATAAAGTAGGAGATTATGTTATATCAACTACTAAATACAATAGAAATAAAAGTAATATAAAAGGTATCATATATGAAATTAAATATAATAAACGTAATAATTTTTTCGTCTATTATATAAAAGAATATATATCATTTTTAGAAGAAGATGATTTAAGATTAATGACTCCAGATGAAATAGAACAATATGAACTTGAAAAATTAACTGATAAATTTAATATTTAATAAGTTCGGTCAGGGAGAAAATGAACTTTTTTTAAAATGTCTAATATTTAATCAATATTAGACATTTTAAATTTCTAATAAATTTATTCAAAGTTCGGTCAGGGTGAAAGTGATATTTTTATTGATTTATACTAAATATTCAATCTATTTTACTATCTTTGTAAATTAAATATATTATATTATGACAAAAGAAGAATTAACTATATGGTTCTGGAATAAATTTAATTCATGCTACCCAGTAGTACATGATGACTATCCTGATAGTATTTTTTGGTTTTGTGATCCGAATTATATTAGGAAGATTAAGTTGTGTAAATTAAATAATCAAAAAATTATATTACCTAATAAAGTCATAGGGACTTGCTTATTCGAACAGGATTCAAAATATTCATGTTTATATTGCAAATTTGATGAAATTTGGTTGTTTTTTAAACAAAATTATAAAGATAATTATGATGATATTCAATCACTTATAAAAGAAATCCTGTCAGACACTACCAAATTAAATGTATATACACCAGGTAATCCTTATATGTCAGATCAATATGAATTGTCAGACACTACTAAATTAAATGTATATACACCGCTTACTGGGATAAAGCCAACAAGATTGCACCTGTCAGACACTACTAAATTAAATGTATATACACCAGTACCGGTACGTGAAACGCACCAAGTCTCCTGTCAGACACTACTAAATTAAATGTATATACACCGCTTGATACATGGTTCTCGCAGTGGCTGTGCCTGTCAGACACTACTAAATTAAATTTATATACATCTGATTTTATTGGAGCAATAGAAGATAGTAACCTATCAGACACTACCAAATTAAATGTATATACCCCCGAGGGATCACAAATTGGAATGAAGACATTCCTGTCAGACACTACCAAATTAAATGTATATACACCAGAAAGAAAAATAATAGACCGCAAAATATAAATTGTCATATAACAATAAATTAAATGTCATAATAAAATTATTTTGAAATATAAATGTTGATATTATATATTAAATTGTTTAGCATTATTTCTTATTATATAATCATCAATATCTTTTGATGTGGCTTTTCTTATTATTAAAGATCTTGGTAATTATATATGATTTATTATCCTTATTTATATCAGTTATTAACCATTTACCTGTGATAAATTGAAGTATTTTACCAACCTTTTTATCTTGAGAAAATTCGTTATTTTCAGTATTAAAATAATAATCATATAATACAATATTACCTATACTTGGATTATATTTGTTGATTTTATTATCTTCAAATG